CTTCAAATAGGTTTTCTTGTTACGTTAACGTCCTTAGATTGGCTGACTCAAACAGTCAGGTGCTCTAAAGGCGTTGATGGAAGGTTACATTATGTAGATATATTGTGTCTACCCGAATATTGATGAAATCAATGCACGGGTTCCAAGACCAAGGGCGGAAACTAGCATAAAACTAGTTCCCGGGAACAGGCATGAAAAATAGAAGAATCTACGAGAGATTGTTGTATCTTCAACTGTTTCCAATCCAGGGTACACATCGGGATTAGGGCCTTCATCCATTACATAGACAGGTTCACTCAATAAATGAGAGGAACCGTCACTGAAATAGGTTGAGATAGTATGTTCGTTCGGAGTAAACACATAGTTTAAATCTGAACGAGTAATTGTCTCAAAAGGCTCAATACCGTGTACTGCCACCTGTATCATAGACTGAATCTGATGATACATATCAACGGTAGGCAGTAACGATTGTACCCAAGGTTGTCCTGCCCACTCAGAAATGAGTGGAGATACATGTGCTAGACCAAGGACCATTAAAGTTAGTGGTGGAGAAATTAGATTAAATCATATTCCTCCTAGAACACTTCCGATAACAGCCGCACCAGATCCCAAGCTCATCGCGTAGGATAGGTAGTAGGAAGTTAGATGGATAAATCCAAATGTCTTCCATATACCCGCCAACGCTAGGCATAAAAGCCAAGCCGGGATCGAGGATTGTCCAGCAGCTAAGATATTTAGGTAAGTACCTATTAACTCAGCCTGCATCTGTACAGAAGCAAACCAACTTGGTGGTTGGCTAAAATAATCAAACCATGGTAAGGTATATAATGCCCTCCATGCGCTATCTCCTTTTCCAATCCATAAAAGGAACAAGAAGAGGAAAATAGAAATCAATGAAGACCAAAATACGAAGGAACCAATAACCTCACTAACTAGGAAACCAATAAAGGTTCTCCAAGTAAAGTGTTGTCATGGTCTTCGGAATGGGTTCATCGGTGAGATTATTCTAGGTAAACAGAACCTTCTAAATCCCATGGATAGAGAAGGTCTGACCACAGACCAAAGAATTAAAGGATTAAATCCCTTAATCAATGGTATATCTACAGAATCAGAAATTCTAGTTTCCTTTTCCTTTTTGAAAAGAAGGTTAGAAACTTGAGCAAATCTTGCGTGGTACTGGAAAGCTTTAATCGATCCGGGTCGGGATGATAATTCATCATCCGTGATTCGAGGCGGTAAGTTAACAGCAGTCACTAAGACCGCATTAGCCTTAGACCGTATTCCAATAAAGGATATTAGTCGCCGGTTAATGTCAGAAACCTTATCTGACGAGAAGTCCTCGTAGTAAGTCTTCTTTAACTCATACATTAAACCTCTAAGTTCATTACTGAACTTTACTTTAAGGGGTTGAATGACGATGTTATAAAGATGTATGACTAAACGTTCAGGGACTCTCGGAATAGTAATAGAAGAGACAGACAGAGGTAACTCTAACTTCTGAAGTTTAAGGATTAAAGCGTCAAACGCTAATCTTTCACTTCTAAAGAATTCCTTATAAAAACTTGTTAAAGTCAATAAGAAATGGTCACTTGATAAGTGACGTCTGACCTTCTGTAAACTATTCAGATACAATGTTGGGTCCTGTCTAAGCCATAGGGTCAAGAGAATATACCTTACGGTAGAGTTCAACTTGTACCATGGTTTAGAAAGACCACCTAAGACTCTATACCCTGCTCCCGTTAACTTAATAGTGTTAGCGAAAGATAATGAATATCTTAAACTATACTCGATTAAACTAGTGGGACTTAGAAGAGCTGCATGCAACTCTTTTAAGGGGGTTGGAGAGACGTCGGTACCTCGGTAGAATGTTTTCTTCGCAAACTCCATACCTATCCCTTTTGGGGACATGATGGACTTGTTCAGATTACATTCCACACCAAGGGACAGGATTATTCTATGGTAGGATTTGGCGACACGTGAATTGAAAATCACAATATCGTCTCCTAGAATAGCATAGTCCTCAAAGTATCTTCAAGATTTAGTTGTTCCTGATTCCCAAGCTGCAATCTGCACAATAAAATGATGAGTGATCGCAAGCATAGCCCAAGAAGATAAGGCTCCCATCGGTTGACCTACAGAGTAGGTAACTGATTTAAGGGAAGACCCTGAGTCCTTAGGTAGCTTGTATGGTCGATCAACTAGTAGTGACTTCCATGCTGAGGCCTCCTTAGTAGTTAAATTAAATATAACTCTAAAAAGGTCAGTCTGGAGATCAATAGGAAGTCGATCTGTCGCAGAGGACAAGTCCATAGAGAAGTATGGCTGGTTAGGCCGTACCCTCTTTAGAGGTCTTAATTGGTCAAAGGTTCCGTCCATAGGAATTCTATTCAAAATCGAAAAGATTCCTTTATGGAACGGTCTCATAACCCATTGAGTCCATGGATCCACCATTGCGAAGACCCTCATTTTACCTGCAGCTTCCTGTTTCAGTCCCAATTTTCCAGTGTAAGTATGGGTCATACCTACAATCGCCGGAGTCAAACCAAGACTCCGTATCATTCGTAACGTTAACATTGGATCGTTTATGTCAACTTCTGAAGGCTTACTTATCTTCATTAAACCCATAACTGTCCTTAGACAGATTTGGATATAATCAAGGGAATCTCTAAAGATTCGTCTTCTTCGAGGCTTATCGTAACCTGTAATCCGCAAAAGCGGATAGGTATCCATAATCTCAGAAGAATCCTTGGGATAAATAACCCTACATAAAGTTGCTAATCATACGATTTGCTCTGACTTAAGAGCTATCGCTGACCGAACTAAAGTTATTGGATGGAATGATACTGTCTCACTTGGGGCCTGGGGAGAAGACTTGAATAAAGGTGAGAAGGAAAATTTTCCTTTTACCAATCCTCGTCTATCTCCAGAGAACTTACGTGGAACAAAACGATTTAAAAAGATCTTATCAAAATTAGGTAAATAACCTAAACATCTTGATATCGCATCTTTTTCACCAGAATATGGCGAAGTAATTGAAGACAACTTAACAGGAGATGGATATATGAAGTCTCTAAATATAGAAAGTAAAGTTAAACTAAACTTAATATATGGAAACTTTCCACCCCTGATAAGACGTCTCAACTGAACAGGAATAATCCGGGGTAGTCCTGATTTGGTTCTAGATACCCGAGTCCCAGTAACTGTCTTATGCCCAGCAATTGCTTGCTGGAGCGCGACAGAACAGGCCTTAAGGTACTTAACTAAACCAGGAATACCCTGGGTTCTTGCAATTTTCTGAAGCTGCTTAAAATATCTAGTAGTGACATTTGTTAGCATTTTAGTAACCTTTCCTACAATGGTGATCTGAACCTTTTGGAACAGACCTACCATTGCATGACCATTATTTCTAGTGGTCATCGCGGCTAAACGTTTATAGGCAAAACTACCTAAATTGAAAGTCGGACTATAATGTCTGAATTTTAATTTTATTGTAGATAATTTTTGATTATAAGCTTTTAACCTCCAGTTTCCTTCTTGCGAAGGGCTGCAGCGACCGTGATAGGGAATGGAAAGCTTCCATTTGGAGCTTTATTAAACATATCGGGTACCCGATTAAGGGTAGTCCAACCGTTTAATAGTCTCCAGATAGGACCTATGTGCTACACTAATAACTCTCGTAGTCTAGAGGAGGCAGATAATATCATCTCCCCTTAAGGGCTACTAACCCCATTGACCACTAACCATTTAAGGTTAGAGCGCATGGTAATGTACCTAGTATCCTACCATCTTACACTGTAGAACCACAGGAAATAGTTTCAAATCACTTAATGTTACGTAATAAGAAAGTCAGTCTGATGGCTAGATCGTGTTTTCGATCTATTAAAGCTTTATCGGGAATCTGTGACGTCGTAACGGTTTTTTAACCGTGTGGCAGGGTCACCTTTTTAACATAAAAGGATCCTCATCCATAGACAATCACTATACCGAAAGGGC